TGATTTATATTTTCTTTTGGTGTAGACCATTCTAAATTCCAAACAACATTATGATCTTTAATACCATCAATATGATTTACTTGCTTTTTATTTAAGGGGTTTGGAATAAACGCTTTTGCAATAAGCCTATGAACCTTGTGTTGTTTCTGTTTTTTACATTTTGTTAGAGAAACATTCATATATCCAAACTTATTTTTTTGTTGCGGCACTTCTTTCCCGTTCTTTGCGTTTATTACATTCCCAAATATATCTATAGTATATAAACCCTCATATCCGACTACATCCCTAGTCAATTCTTCAATCGTCATTCCTTATTCCTCACTTTCTGCCTATCCAGTGGTTATACCACCCACGTAACTCTTTAGGCGATAAATAACGCCCTAACACAAGCGTGTACTTTTTTCGGACTCTTTTCTTTTGTCTTTTCCACCATTGATAATTTCTCATTTATTCCTCACTTTCTGCCTTGTACTTATCAATAATCTTGAGAACATCATCAATCACACTTCTCGGATTAACCTCACACCAATAATATGTTAGCCCATCTATCTCGGCTCTTATCTTGTCAAGCACACATTTCCCCATCTTTGGCATCGGCAACACGGCGGGCAAACGATCAATATATTTCAGTATATATTCAAGGCTTTTCTGCTTTCCAAGTCCCTTGTAGTACATAGTGCTAACACAACCAGATACGCTTTTGCGGCTTATGCAATCTCCGCATTCTTCACGTTCCAATGCTTCAATACCCATTTCAATAGCCTCTGCATAGTCCATCAAAAACTCTTCGGGCAGTAGGTCTGTTAGTTCCTTGATAGCTTCTTCTTTGTTCATTCTGCATTCCCCTTTCATATCAAATCAAATATCGTAACCTGTTCCGCAAAGTTCATCCTTATCTGTTCTTTTGTCTGATCTTGCAACCTGTCATACGTTCGCTGGTTCGTGTATATCAGTTCCGTTGACTTTGCACTGTTACCGTTTGCCGCAGACAATACATTTTTCTCAATACGAGCATACGGAATAAAGCAATCCGGCATATCGTACTCGCTGATATATATATTGTCCTGTTGTTCAGCCCAGACGTAAAATCGTTCATGATCAAACCCTTTGTACTTCCCACAGTTTGATCCTTTATATGGAATATCACAATATATCAATGCACCGTCTGGTATATCCACTTCTGCATAATCGCTCTGTAGGCTCTGTAGGCTCTGTAGGCTCTGTAGGCTCTGTAGGCTCTGTAGGCTCTGTAGGCTCTGTAGGCGTTCTATCTCTATCGCTCTTTCAAGCACCTCTAATCGCGGCTCTTTTTTCAATGCTTCCAACTGTCTCTTGAACCACAGATAGCGCTTGTAATAGTCCGTCTCATTTGTATTTTTTACCAATACACCCTGATCGTCTAGCAGGCTTAAATCGCCATTGAATACTGCATAGTGCAATCCTTTTTTCAGCGACTCTAAATCTCTAGCATAGAGATAGTCAACACCGTTATTTCCGAATGACCACACCAACGCGATATAAGCATCTGCATCCTTACGCTTAAAGAACTCTTCACGGCTTATCCATTCCTTATGGTTTTCAAGCGTATGTTTCCCGTAGCAACATTCCAAGAATAGTTCCGGTATTCTACCGTCAATATCATTGATAATAAACCGGTCATACTTCCCACTTACAAGCGCCGCATGTGTTACAGCGCACCCGCCGCAAAACAAATCTACAAAGCATTCAGCCTTTGGAAGTTCACTCACGATCCACTCTGCTATACTGTTCTTGCTTCCTTTGTACGGCAGACCATATCTCATTCTGCATCCCCCCTGTATGGTTCTGGATCATACCAAGCCTTGATTATGAGCGTGTCGCTATACAGCTTGCTCTGCTCCATTTCTTCGACCATCCAGCGTTCCCCATCCCACTCACACAGTCCGATAAACCTACTGTTCCTGTATCTAGGATGTTCCCACGTTACCAAGTACGCATCTGCCTCTTCGGGGTTCTCTTCCGTGATCCAATCAATCATTGCATTCTCCCTTCGCTGTCTCTGCTTCCAGACGGGATATCATACCTTCGATCGTTGCTACTGCATCACCGAAACCTTTATAATATCCCCTGTCGTAGTCACTTACGATCATTACCAAGTTCCTGTTACGCAGTTCCGCTAATCGTGTCTTGATATGCGTCATTAGCTTGTCCTGTTTCTTCATTCCATCCGTCAGTGCGTTTATAAGCGTTTCGTAGTTCTCCCTTGTCGGCGCTTTTTCGTAAAAGTTAGCGCATACATCGTTGTCCTCGTCACTCATAGCGCATCTACCGGACTTAAATCTACTGCAATCTTTACACGTTTGCATCGGTGTTATCCCCCTTTTGCAATCTTCCAGTATCTCGGAAGTGTGTTACGTCAATACCAGTGCATTCTAAACAGTTCTGTTTGATATCCCATCCTTCTCTTCCAGCCCTAGCCCAAAGTTCGTCTGTCGCTATGATACATTCCACGATCTCGTCAGGTTCCCACTTGTATTTGTCATACAGTGTTAAAATGAATGCTGAATAGCAATGGGGAACCGCATAATTGAGATATTCTGCCGCCAACGCACCTTCTCTTGTACGCTTATACGCTGTGTAGTTGTTGTAGAAACCACCTCTGCCACCTTTACCTTTACCCATATCAGCATCCCCCACTCTTCATTGTTGAAACTGTCGGCACTGGTTCCCTAACAGGATTGTCTCGGTAATACTCTGCTACATTCTGGATCACCTTCATGGCAAGCACTTCTTCCAGCGACTTATTCTCTTCCTTCATACACACATCAACGTAATGCTGAAAACGACTATCATTTTTGTAAAGCTCCATATACTTATCCATCTGTACTCACCTTCCTTATTATGCTATACAACCCTTTATTCAATACCTGATAATGGCATCGACACAAGCAATGCACATCGAACCCCCCGTAATCGTAATACCTTTTTGTTTCGTTGCGTGTCGGATAAAACCGAAAACCACACACAGGACATACGATCGTTCTCGGCGGTACTTTCTTTTCCACATTCACTCTATATCCCGCCATCGGCATCACCTCCGAAAAATGTCTCTCTTACATCTATCAGCATAAAGCCATCCATACTTCCGTGAAACCGTTCCCCGTGACGTGCTTTATCACATTTGAAGTCCCTGCATATCTCCGGTCTAACAGGATAGATAACACATCTGTCTTTTGACACGTCTTTCCGCATAAACGGGCAAGTCAGATCGAATGTAGGATTAGCAAACACCGTAGGCGCTTTCTGCTCTTTAATCCCGTGTTCCTTTATGTATCTCTGGATCACTTTTATTTCCTTCTGCCTCATTGGAAGTGCGTTACTACAGCATTCACCACACGATACACAGCGCCCATTATCTGTCATATCGTATACGCCATGTTTCATATCTTTCAGAACATCTTCTATGTTGCCTGTCACTCTGCATCACCTTCTTCCAGATAGTACACACCGTATGTTTTGTATCTCCCGCTAGAGCTTTTCTTTGTCTCTCTTCGCATCATCACAGGATAGCCAAGCTTTCTAAGGTCGAAAACTCTCCCACTGAGCCTTGTCACTCCAAGTCTAAAGGCATCCATAGATGTGATCTCGCCATTCTGCTTAATGTAATTCAGTATCATTTCGTTCTGAGTTTCCATATCACACCTCCAATCTAAACGTCATATACCATCTTGAATTTCCATTATCTTTTCTTAGTTCTTTCTTGCTGGTAATGTTGTACCCTCTTTTTATAAGTTCTTTAATGTATTTCAGAACTAGGCTTTTTGTGCATACTGTCGTTAAGTCTACATACGTTGCTGTTTTGTTATTCTTCAATATTTCCAATATCATATTCAGACTTCGTTCTTTGTCATAGACTTTCGGTGTATCAATAGCTTTATCAATATCCCATCCAAGTTTTAATCTATCTAACACAATCGTTTCATTCAACCCCTGCATCCTTGCCCATTCCGTTCCGGTATGAGTTTCACCATTATATGTTAGTTTTTTATTTGATCTTCGATTATTTGCTTGCATCACATCATTTGCCCATCTACAGTTTGAAGGTTCATAATTTCCGTCAACATTTATTCTGTCAATCGAACATCTTCCTTTTGCAGACATTTCTTCATAACCATTTTCATAAGCCCAACTTTTGAATGCCCCAAAATTTTCTAACCATTCATTACAAACAGCAATTCCTCTGCCGCCATAATCAGCATAATCCTGATTGTTTGGATTATAGCAACGCGCTTTCATTGATTGCCAAGTCCTATAAAGTTTAGTTCCGCATCCACCATGTTTTTTGCGACCTTCGGACAATAGCTTTCTTTTCATACAGCCGCATGATTTTACTTTTCGTATATCGCTCACACGAACATCAAATTCATTACCGCAATCACATACACAGTGATAATACCAGCTATTGTTTTTCTTATATTTCCTGTTTATTACTGTGTAATTGTTTATATGTTCTCCTTCTGCATTTATTTTATTCATTGTTTGCATCACCTTCTTTCTTTTTGATCTCTTCCGATACCTTCAACCCTTCACAATATCCAGCAGACCATCCTCTTTCATAAGCACCATTTATTACTGCAACAACACACACTATCAGGAATATTGCCGCCGCTATAAGTATCTTTGTCATATATCATCCCCCATAAAATACTTGTGGTTATACATAGACTTTCGTTCCCGGTACACTGCCATTCTTTCGGGATGTTTCTCACACCACTGTTTTTGATATGCTTTCTTTCTCTCCCGATATTCAGGATCATTGCGGTATCTTTCCTTCTCTTTCACGGCTATAATCTGTAAGCACCTATAGCATCGTGTCTTTCCGGGAGCCGCCCTTTCGTTGCAATCCAAACACAAGCCATTGTCTTTTCTGTACTGCTGATACTTATTCACTCACCCACCCCCTTTTGTAATGCCTTGATAATTGCCACGATCTCTTCTTTACTTTTGCTTTCCAACAGAAATTTCGCCGTCAGTTCGTTGTTGTTCAACGTCTGCTTGGTAACTTTACTGTTCTGCCATTCAGCAAATGCTATGAGCATTCTGTCTATCAGTACGGATAAATCCGTGTCGTGATACTTACGTGACGTTTCACCCATAGACTTTGCTAAAGCATCCCAATATTTCTGTTCCTTTTCGACTTCGCAATAGTCCTGATGGAGATTGAAGAAGTCATTATGGATTTGGCATTGCAACTCTTCACGTTTCAATATTCGTCTCATACATCCTCCATTTACAGAAATTGCCAAATGTTACTTTGTGCCGTTTCCCGTTCTAACCGTTCCTTTGCTTTCTTGTAATAGGTTTCGTCTATCTCAAATCCTATGTACTTGTGATTCGTCCTGTGGCACGCTATAAGGCTACTTCCCGAACCGACATGGGTATCAAGTATCGTGTCACCTTCTTTAGCATACTGATTGATAAGCCATTCATATAACGATACGGGTTTCTGACACGGATGAAATCGTGGATCATCGGGTCTGCCTTGCGGTGAACAATCAAACACCTTCGCATTCGTATTGAATGAAGTCCACGCATACTCACACATTGCCATACTGAAATTCTCGCTGATGGATAACTTACGCCATATCACGAAGCATCGTGTAGGTGGTAATTCAAAGTAGTTCCCGCCCCAAATTATTTGGTTACGTGAGACGCGAAAGAGTTGTTCGAAGTATTCTCTTTCCGGGGCAACGTCCCACGTAATCATTTTTTTGCTTGTTCTTTCCCTTCCGTCTGGAACTGATTGTAGGTTGAGAGTTTCTTCCGTCTGCCGTTCGTAAAGTGTCTCCTTGTAACGATCGAACCTTTGACCGAAGCGGTTCCAGTATTTCCGCTTTGGCTCCACCCCCCCCTAGATTTTCTGGCATTTCAGCGTTTTGGTGGTACTTCGCCCACCGTCCCATACACCCGCCGTTCTCGCCTAACCCGCCGCCATACGGGGGATCTACCAAAGCAAGACTAAAGTAGTTATCTGGGAACTCTTTCAGATAGTCCATGCAATCCCCGTTTATAAAACTGTTCCATTCAGGTATCATTGATTCTCCTTTACGCTCCAAATGGTGATATGTTCTCCGCTAGTTCGAACCGCAATCTTTGTGGTATGAATGCTAACGGGATTGAACCCAACTGCCCTTGACGTGACTTTGCTACATCCAAGCATTTCTCTGTACGGTCGTCCTCGTTCGTGTCATACAAAAACATTACGATTGACGCATCCTGTTCCAAGTCGCCCGATTCCCGTAAGTCAGCCAATATAGGCTTGTGGTCACGTCTCATTTCTACTGCTCTGCTTAACTGGACAAGGCATATCACGGGGATGTCATAATCCATAGCGATTGCCTTTAGATCGTGGCTTACCTGTCCTACTTCCGCTACTCGGTTTCCCTTGTATCTGTCCGTAACTGATAAGAGTTGCAAATAATCCACGAATACAACCTGTGGGTGTGTCTTTCTTACATCCTTGCGGATGTCTGATACACGTTTAGAGCCGTTATAGATCGTTACACCCGTCTCCTGTTTCAGTTCCGCATTCGCTGATGTGTACCGTTCCTTTTCGTCATTGTGGAAGGTCGTAGCACGTCTTATACGCTGGATTTCTATGCCAGATTTCGCCGCCACAAAGCGTTCGTAACAGGCGCGTGATTGCATTTCCAGATTGTAGTAGGCTACTTTCTTTCCCTGTTTCGCAAAGTGTTCTGACCACTGTGCGGAAATACTCGATTTACCGCATCCAGGTCTTGCACCGATCAAGATAAGGTCGCCGCCTTGAAACCCGCCTGTCAGACTATCTATCTGCTCTACGTCCAAGAACAAAAGGTTCTTTTCCTTATCCGTGAAATAGTCGTTCTCGTACATTTCTGCCAACTGTGCTATCGTGAACCCTTCGCTTACTTCACCGCCCTGTAACGTCTCTAAATCGCCTATTAGCGTATCTATCTGACGTTCAATCGTGGCATCCTGTAATTCCGTCCGGGAGAAGATAGCCTCGACCGTGGTTTTCTTGTAATGCCTTGCTACTACCTCGGCATAATTACGGATTTGGTAGGATAACGCCTGATTAGTAACACAGTGCATTAACGCTTCGCCTACTTCTTCATCCGTGAACTGTGTCGATAAGTTCTGCTTTAACTCGACCAGCGTTATCTCTTTGTGTTCATCAAATGCCTTGCGGTACTCGTAGTACATAGCACCTAGGACGCTGTGATCGAAATACTCTGGTGACACCATATCCATGATCTCTTCGATACTGTCCTGTCGCTGGATAAGGCAAGAGATAAGACTTTGCTCTGCTTCTAAACATTCATACATTCTTCTTCTCCCAATCCTGTATCATTTTGCCTAACAAGTCGTGGAACCGCCGCATATCGTCTATGTTTTCGAAATGCACGGACGTTTCTACGCTATTGATCCGTAACGGTTCTATGCTTTCCACTAAAGCGACCATTATCACAAAATCGTTCTGTGTAATGTTGTGGAATGGTATTAGTGTTCGTTTCATTGTTCGTCTCCTATCAGGTCAAATACGCTTGTCTGACCTTCTATCTGTTCATCATCATTGCTGGTTGCACCCTGTATCTCAAACAGGATATTCGCCTTGCATTTAGGACATTGATAGTTCTGAATCACGCCTGTATCGCTGTGTATGGTCTTTTTCCACCTTACGTCCTTGCAACCGCAGTTGTAACACCTAAACATTTATGCCTCGCTTTCGTCTATGATGTACTGCCGTATAAATCTGTTTGCATAGTCTGGATGGATCATTGATCGTGCGGTTTTCAAACTCACATTCCCAAATTTATCTGCATACATTGACGCATTTAGTTTTCGTATCGCATCTTTTTGTTCTATGTGGTTATACTTGACAGGCTCCATCAAAAAATTGTTTTTGGGTTCACATCCTACAAACCAATACTGTGTCGGTTTTGCGTAGTAGTCGCCATTATCCCTCCTGTCTTTATCAATTATGGATGCCGGATAACACCAGTACCGCCGCAAGAAATGTTCTTCGCTATACGGATTTTCCATAATCAGTTTCAGACCACGGTCTATGCACGTTATGAACATTTTGCATACCAGCAAGTAATTCCTGTGCAGTTCATCAATCAATCCCATATCGTATTCGATCTTCATTCGCATAGACCAGTTTTTGAACTGCTTTGCTTGCCCCCGGAAGGAAAGCATTACTTGATTTTCAAACCTCGTACACGGAAAGAATGCAAATATCACATCATCCGTTGAGAAGTTGTCAAATATGCTTACCCCCCCCCGCATACGCACGTTCGATTTCAGCAAACAAATCAATCTGATAATCTGTCTGCCCGAACTCGTTCAGGATGTCGTAGTCGTATGCTTCGATACCCAGTTTCTTGAACTCGTTCTTGAAAGTTCCTGATTGTTCAAACAAGCAGTGTGCTACCATTTTTTATCCTTTCATATTTGCCACGTAGAGCCGTTTTATATCCTTACCCTAGCCGTTCTACCATAGTGACTTTTTCATTCGTCTACGGGCTTGCTAGGCACGTTATACGCCATCATTTGAAGAACACTCGTCCGTCATTGCCACGGCAGATCGTTTTCACGCATTCCCGGAAGTCGATTGCGTCTTTCCTGTCTCTGATACACTCGTTGAGATACTGCATAATGACTTCGTGAAAAACTCTTGCCTGTTGTCCGTCACTTACACGGGCTTTCCATTCTTCCCAGCCATAGTCGATGGGAATATCCGTAGGGTAACTGTTACAGGAACGTCTGTAGTATTCCTTGACTTCTGCCATGCTCTTACGCCGTTCGTAGGAAATTGCTTCATACTCTTCTCTGATCTCCGCTATGGACGGTACAAACTTGCATCGGTTGATACAGGCGGTTACTGCTCTATCCGCATCCGGGTACTCCATATCACCGATGATGCCGTGCCATACGTCTACGACATTTTCCAATGTGGCATCTTCACCCGTCAGCGGGTTCACGCCAAACTTGAAACTCGGGTAGACCGTCATAAGCCTTGTTACGATCATTGCCGTTTCACTCTTCTTCATTCTCTGCCTCCTGTTTCTGCAACCTTGCTATCAGGTCGTTTGCTTCTTGTAGCATCCCGCCGCGCTTATCCTGTGTGTAGGACTTGTAATATATCCCGTCATAATTACTCGCCATACACTTTCGGATAGACTTTGCTACGGAATACGTGTCATACTGTTTCGTTGCATCTAAAACATCATCCAGCAAGTTCTTCATTCCGACTTTGGCGTATCTCTGTTTCTTCTGCTCTTTGTAGTCGCACCAATCGTACAGTGCATCCATTATGCTTTTATCAAAGACCGCATTCGGGTTAGCTTGAAAGAAAGCGTCCATCAAATCACGGTTACAGATTTTCTTTTCGTCCTTCTTTCTCACCTTGCCCCCTTTAAGGGGGGTAGGGGGGTTATCATGTTCTTTATCATTCTTTTCATTCTTATCATTCTTTATAATTCTTGTTTGTGCTTCATCAGTGTTCCACCAGTGTTCCGTCAGTGTTCCGTCAGTGTTCCGTTGCTGTTCCGTTTCTGTTCCGTCAGTGTATTCGTCAGTGTTTAGGGTATCGTTGTAAACGTCATAATTTACAATGGTTAGAAGTGTTCTGCGTTTGTCACTATCACGGACGATCATATTTTCTTCTTCCAACGTCCGTAAATACTTCAAAGTTTTGTTGTTACCCCAATGCCATCTTTGAGCCAAAACCCTTACGCTAGTGATCCGTTGTCCCTTCTTCACGGTGATAGGTTGCCCGTCAAATATCATCCGTTTATCTTCGTGATTAGCCAACAGGATAAGGTCAATCCAAGCACTGCGACAATCGAACGGTTCAGGGCTTTCCCAAAGAATGCAATCTTGTATTTTTCTGTGAAGGTGAATCCACCCTTTCTTTTCTGCCATAACCGCTACTCCATTTTCTGACCGTTTTCTTCGATGATCTCTAACACTGCCATATATCTTGCAAGCACATCCGATGCTTCGGGAACGATATCACCAGTGCTAGACACCATCTTTGACAACTGATCGAAAAACTTTGCTTTCAGCTTTTCGATATTGATAAGGTAATCGCCCTTTTCAAACTCCATCTTCTTCACCACCTTTCTCATTAAACGGGAGTTTTCCCGCCTCCCATTCCGTGTACAGTTCCATCCAATCTTCGAAACGCATTGTCACCAGCAAGTCTTTGTAATTGGCTTTATGGAACACTACAGGCAGATTGTCTTTTCCTTCTGCTTCGCTGTCTCTGACCGCCTGTGCCATCCAATCGTAAAGGTGCATCTTTTCTTGAAATTTGCATTCAGCGTGGATCAGCGGAACGCCTTTTATGTCAGCCGCTTGCCCTGTCTTTCCGCAATGCTGGGCGGTACGTTCTGCATCGTAACCGTATTCCCTAAAGAGAGCCGCTACATAACGCTCCCCACGTTCACCTTTGTCTCTGCTCATTTTTCCCATTGTTGTTTTCTCCTTCCGTAATGCTTATACAGAGGGACGAGTTTTAATGATTTCGTGCCTGAAATCGTTTACGGGTTCCATATTCAGTTGTGTCAAAATGTTGGTTATGCACTTGACCTTCTGCTGTTTATAGTTACGTCTCGTCCCTGTGTATAAGCATCTTTCTTAAAATAACCGGCTGTCTCATGGCAAACAGCCAGTTATGCCGTGAATATCCGTTTCATTCGGTCTGCCAGACTGACCTAGGGAGGTGGTCGTCCCTGTTCCACCAGCATCACCCCCTCTTTGCTTGTTTTCATATCATTTGTTGTTGAAATAGCATCCGTTCCAATTATTCGCTATAGCGCACTTGATAGTTGAAACAACCCTTGGCTCACCTTCACGTCCAACTCGCTTTTTAGTCTCTTCCACAAATTGCTCTATTCCTTTTTCTTTGTATTGCTGTTTTTTCTGTTTTTTGTATTCAAGCCAATCGTACATGGCATTTATAAGTTCACTGCTAAATCCACTTGAAACAACTAATTTTTCAAGGCATTTCTTCCCATCAAATGTAGGTATTTTGGTTTCGCTATTCACAATCTCTTTATCTGTGTCAGGAGTACGATTAACATCCTTTTCTTTCACAAAATCCGAATAAAATGTCTCATAGTCGTTTTCCGTATAAATCCTTTTCCTCTGAACACCTTTTGAAAAATCAATAATTGCTTTTTGCGTAATTTTCAGCAACTTAATTCTATACGCATCACCGCCTTCGCTTTTTGTTTTTGTACCATCGTAGGAAATTATCATATTGCGCAATACAACAGCAGATAACTCCTTCTTATCTTCATATATCCCTGTATTTACAACCTTTGAAAATTTATCCAACACTTCATAAGGAACCCCGCTTCTTAATGCACAATACACAGCCGATTTACAACCAGCATTAGCCAAATATCCTTTCATTCCTCTTGCTGGTCTATGATCGCAAATTCTTATCGTGTCGCATAAAGTCTCATAATGCTCCCTGTAATATTCCATAGCTTCAAAGGCTGATGGTTTATCAGAATTTGGGAAGTCAAATACATTCGCCCACATAAAATTTATGATACCTAAAACGCTACTATTCGCCGCATTACCTTCGATACCACCATTCATATCAATAGTATCTTTCAAAGTCCTTACAGCTACACGATCGATAATCCTAGGTTCTCTGTTTATTGGCTTGATTATCAACATAGGAACACTACAACCACTTTTGATAATTGCGTTTAATCTATGTTGTGCGTTCTTTAGTCCTTCATCTGAAATAGTTACATAAGCACCATCCCCGGCAATGTCCCAATTACCGTTTTCCATATCTCGCGCATATTCATGCACTTTCTGTTTCTTAATCTTCCGATTATTCACATTAGTTTCGAGATACTTTTGTGCTAATTCAGGTGTCATATACACTTCTTCAACTTGCCAATGTTGCATATCATATTCCATTTTCTTATACTCCTTTCCTATAAACCTGATCTTCCTTGCACCATCCGTCACCGTAACAGGACTTCATATAAGCAACTACCATTCTGTCGATTGTTTCTCTCTGCTCCAGTGTCCCGGAATCATAAATCCTGTGGTGTTCCATACAGAGCGTACATATATTTGTCTCTATCCCGCGCCCCTGATGTGAACGGCTTACGATGTGACACGCTGGGATGGACGGGTAATAGCCGCATACAAGGCATTTACCGCCGTCCCTTTGCCACACTGCATCCTTGACCTTCTTCGGGATATCTGTTGCTTTAGTTAGTCTGTGCTTTGCCATTTCTCGTAGTCTCCGCTTGCCGTTCCAATTCCCGCATGTGTTCCAATTCAGCGTAAGTCAGTGTTTCGATATCCAACTGCCTAGCCTCTTGCACTATGCCGTCTACTAACACTGTCATTTCGGCTACTGAATAATCGTGGCTACCACGCATCATTACATACGCTCTGTAGATGATCCCGTTGTTACCTTCCAGCGTGGATGAAGTCTGTTTTAAGTGAACCGTGTCACTCTCCATAGCCGTGTTCTCTGCCTCTTCTGTGTCAGGCAGATACACGACTACGGGTTTCCCGTCTACTTCCATCCGTTGTCCGAAATGCCGTAACATATCGTTATGCAGTTTGCTTTTCGATATGCGTAATTTATCCGCTACTTTCGATAACAACTGCCAGTAGTACGCATTCTGATTAAGACTTCTTTTCTGTCTATGCGGAACCACATCATAGATTTTTTCATCTTCGATACGGGCAAGCATAAATACTAAATCCTTTGCTGTGCCTGTTGCGATTGCTGTTTCAGCCATTGTTTGCCGCCTTATTCAACATCCCGATCAACTGCGCCTTTGCTTTCCCATACTGCTCTACCGTTAAACTTGCAATTCCCTTCGGGAAGAAAGCATCCACGGAATAATTCTTATCAGGATATTTTTCCTTAACACCTTCCACTAAATCGCGGAGTTCCCTCTGCTCATTTTCACTAATAGTGGAAACCGCTTTCGGAGCATCTGCCTGTTTACGGCTATATCCTTTCGTTTCACCGCTTGCGTTTTGGTCGGGATCATCACCCGTCATAATCTTGTATGCCTTTAAAAGTGCGTATTTATCGGCATAAGTCATTGCCTTGCCCGGACTTTTATCTTGCGAATCCACACCATCACCGTATGTTGTAATGTCTATGTATTCTTCTGGCTTATCAACATTTACAAAACGGTACACAGTAGAAACTCGCATCTGGAACTGTTTCTTTGTAGTCTTTTCGCCGTTGTATTCTGATACGCTCTCCAGCACACCGCTTTCGATAATCTGACGTTCTACAGGGTAAGAGTAGATACCGTACTTCTCTTCAATAGGCTTTACTGCCGCTAATACGTCTGCTTCGCCTACTGCCTTATAAGACGATTTACCGAACCCTACATTCAGGTTCTTTGCAACACGGCTGATCTCCGAAGTCGCCGCCAACATTCTCTTATAGATGTTCATTTTCTCTTCCATCTTCTTTCTCCTTATCTAAACTGTGCTGAATTGCTGGTTTCCAAATGCGCCCATTCGAAAGTCTGTCCTTCTTTCAGCGCCTTGCCGATTGCCGTCTTATCGGGTTGCGGTTCGGGAACTCTCATAAAGTCCAACGGAACCACGCCTGTAATGGCGACCTTCTTACTTTCCTTTGTCCAAAACGTGAAATTACCCGTCTTGAATTTCTGCTTACCCGTGGCAATCATATTGTCACAAAGGTACTTTTTAAGGCGTTCGTTGGCGTTATCCAGCGCATCTTCCTTTGACTTGATGTTCTGTGCCTCTTTCTCAAATACTGACCGTCTCGCGGCTAATTCAGCCTTTTTCAGTTCATTGTTCTTGATGATGAAAGCGATATTCTCTGCTTTCAATTCGAACTCGCCGTCAATGGCTTCCAGCGTGTCGTTCAGGACTTCCAAATCTTCGCCTGTCTCTGCCGCATTCTCGATCATTTCTGCTACTTCACGGTAATTCCCAGCGATTTCGTATAAACTATCCATTTCACACCTCCTTACTAAACAACCCATAAATCCCCGCCGGGATCAGCAACACCAATACAGTTCCGTCACCGATAATTGTTGACAACCAAGTGCATAACGCCATCACGACTACAATAAGAACCTTTTTAAGATTGATCTCTACTGCTATCTTCCAATTCATCATCGAATACCCCTTCTTCGCACTGCTGGATAACATCTTCTAATCGGTGCATCCAAAATTCGTTTGTGTCCTTGTGTGCTTTGGCTTGCTGATATAAATGGTCTTTCCCTTTGGCAAGGTACTCTTTCATATCTCCATCGTGTAAACCAGCCAACCGTTGCATACCATCTTTCAGGTCTTTAATCACATACAGTGGTACTTTCTTCATCCGAATACCTCGCATTCCACTTTGCTACCAGCAAGCCCAAACCAATCCAATAGTTGTTATCCGGGATGTTATACAGGACATTTGCTGTGTCGCATACACGGCATTCTATCTTCATCAATGATTTTCCGTTTTCTTCGCAAAGTTCATCGAATGATTGTTTTTCCGTTATTGCAAGGTTCTGATTTCCGCAGAACGGACAACGCTTAATATTTACTTCTTTAACTTCCGTCCCGCTATGATACATTTTTAATGACATGTCTTTCTCCTTTCATCCGTCTGCCTCCAACCATACGATTTGAACGTAATCCCCGTAGGTGTGAACCCATTCCCACGCACGATCCATACTGTCTCGGTATACATCTATTGCAGTTCCATTCCGTAGCATTTTGTGACCGCCACAATCTCTCGCCTCAAACATTCCGATATAGTTGCCGTCCATATCGAATATCAGGCACATATCGCCCAAATGATCGCGGTTGCTTGCTATGATTCCCTCATACGGTACTGTTCCGTCAGCGGTTCGATGCCCTGTTGCAACGTAGCAAGTGCATCTTACCGTCTGCATTTCCATATCCTGTCCGAAAATGCTTACGGTCGTCAGATACAGTGCCGCTATGACCGCCCGGATCATTTGATCCCTCCGACAACATACTGTTCGTTGAATAATTCACAAAGTTTTGCCATTTCTGTAAGACTCCATTCTGTTTTACCGTTGATCCTGTCAGATATTTTCGGTTGCGATAGATTGAGACAATCGCCTATGTCCGTTTGGTTCAATCCCAGATCGTCCATATTGTTCTTTACCCAGTGTCTAAACCGCCGCCGTTCCATCTGTTCTAATGTTTCTCGTAGCTTTGGCAATGTTCACCACCTCTACTTCCTGTGCTATCGTGCCACGTTCATTCTGCCCGATAACGAATGATACATACTGATGTTTGCTTAACTGCTTGCGTCCTTTCAGCCCTGTGTGGTGTACGAATATCTTCTTTACATCGTTGTTCTCAACGTATTGGATATATCCCCAGCCTTTTTCACAGTTGTAAAACAGTACAATCCCTTTGACCTTTGACATTTCTTTTTACCTCCTGTATAATTGCGACAAGAGGAATATAGAAAGTCCTTCGTAGCGCTTGTGGTAGTCCGTCAAAACTTATGCAAGCGCTATTTTTATTTGCCTACGAAATACTCAATGCTTACCCCGAAGTAGTCAGCAAGTTTCTTTATCTTGTCAATCTTGAACTCATATTTCCCGGCTCTCCAATCTGACATAGATGCGGGGGCAATTCCTGTTTCTTTGCATACCTGATAATCAGTTACACCCTTCTTTGCTCTCAACTCTTCGTACTTCTCAAACATTTCGTTCCTCCTTCCTTTGGATATTTAGTTTTCGGCATTCCATATCTTGTAGTTGCACCTATTACGGAAACCCGATATAATATGAGTGTCAGCAAATAGAATATCGTTATTCCGTAATCGTGCTACTTTCAATTTCGGTTTGCCGAAACTGTAAGTTTACTATAATACGGCTTTATGAAATTGTCAATAGCAATTTTCGGAATTTCGAAAATAATTTTAAGGAGCCATATTATGAGCAGTTATGAGAACTACGCAAAGTTGAAAGAAAAGAAGGGAGTGAATGATTTTGCCGTAAGCAAAGCAACGGGTATAGCGCCAGCTACTATGTCAGATTGGAAGAACGGACGTACAGAACCGAAGATTGATAAGCTACAAAAGATCGCAGACTATTTCAATGTATCTATTGAATACCTTATGACCGGGAAAGATACCGAGAAAGTATCTGATAGCGGAAAGAAGTATTACTTTTCCGATGAAACCGCAGAACTGGCACAAAGAGCATTCGAAGATAAAAGCACGCGAATACTTATGGATGCCACTAGAGACTTGAAACCAGACGATATGAAGATGGTCATTGACCTTGCCATGAGATTGAAAGGAACGAATACGGATGGATGATATCTACACTTACTTGATTGAATTACCTAACGGCGTGAATGAAATGGTTATGCCATGTTTCTGCGGGTACACGATCTATATAGAAAAAGCGTTGCCCTATGAAGAACAGATTAAAGCATACCAGCACGCCTTATTCCATATACAAAACGATGATTTTTCCAAACAGGATGTGCAAGACATAGAGACGGATGCACATAGAAAGGCGGGGTAATGACAATCGAAAAATTGAAGTCAGGATCATACCGTATCACCCAAATGGAAAAAGGGCATCGTTACAGGGTGACGGTAGACCATAAGCCGACCAAGAATGAGGCGGTCAAGTTGTTGGCGCAGATTATCCAGCGAACACCGTCTAGGGTAAATATGACCTTCGATGATGCGTGCGCCGCTTTTATCGCATCGAAAAATAACGTCATATCCCCTACTACGGAACGGGAATACATAGCTAATAGAAAGAAGATACCTGAATGGTTCTCTAGCAAGCACATAAACGATATTACGACTATAGACGTACAAACGCTTGTCAATGAGTGGTCTGTCCGTCTTGCGCCGAAAACGGTACGGAATTACCTAGGTTTCGTTATGCCCGTGCTAAAGTCCGTGGAAGTCGATGTAAAGACACCACAGTTACCGCAGAAAGACAAGCACATACCATACATCCCTTCACAGGATGATGTAAAAGCCATAAATAAGCAGTTCAAAGGCACGAAATATGAGATACCGTTCTTTCTGCTCTGTCTCGGCTTGCGCCGTTCGGAACTGTGTGCCTTGACCATTGATGATCTTTCCGGGAACACTCTCACGATCGACAAGGCGTTGGTACAAAATTCCGAAAAGGAATGGGTGATAAAGAAAACAAAGACCACAGAAAGCACCCGTACTGTCGTTATCCCGAAAGAAATAGCAAACAAGATACGTGAACAAGGGTATATCTATAATGGCTCTCCTACGACCTTATATACTGTCTTAATAAGGGCGCAGAAAAAGGCGGGAGTACCGCAGTTCAAACTTCACGCCTTGCGACACTTCTTTGCTTCTTATATGCACGAAAAAGGGTATACGGATAAGCAGATACAAGAAATGGGTGGATGGAAAACACCCTATGTTCTGAACACGGTCTATAAACACGCTATGAATATGGATGATGTAAAAGAAGAAATGGCAGAACAGATATCTATTGTACTTCGAGTATTCGGAGAATAGCGTGGGTAAATTTGTGGGTAAAATCTTCATACCAAGGCGGTATTCCAAATACCAGTTCGGTATAATTCAAGCACTTTAAACAACCTTCAAATGCAATAAACAAGGGGGATTGCCCGTAAAATAAGCATTCCCCCTAGAGTGCGTCTGACAGGATTCGAACTTTTGTGATAAATCGCCAAACACGCTGTATTTATTGACTTTCAGAGATTCCGTGGGTAATTCCGTGGGTGCGACTATAAGCAGAACCCAAACGGGAAACGCCCACATCCCTGATCTATCGGGGTAATGATGTTATCCAAGAATATAGGGTTTTCATAGTTCGCACCCACATGCGTTGTTCTCGTACCGAACTTGCCGTATGTCGGTACATAAATGGATGAATAGTCGATACCGCTAAACTCTTCCGTAGCGGCGTAGTCCGAGTAGTTGGATTGCGCCGCAAACAACGTGTGCAGTTCCTTCATGGACGGAACCCAAATCTTATCCATGCTGGTCTTATCTACCTTTGACACGTTAAAGACGCTTGCTGACGGAGCTACACCCCAAGACGCATACGTTTTCGTTACATCCTTAATTGTAGTAGCCACAACGCTAGGCAAGAACTGTATGAAATATTCATTCAAGAACTGCCGCAAGAATACATTGCCCCAATCCATATTAACAAGCGTTTGAACTATTACACCATCACCACGATCATAGTAATAGTAGTCAGCAAACGTATTGACGTTAGAGGTGTACCGAGGACATACTTTAGCCGCACCGAAACCAACCGTACCTGTAGACAACCAAGAGGACGTACTGCCATCTTCACCTTCCGCTACCTTGACCACATCCATAGTGATTGTGAGAGCGCTTATGTTATTATAGGTGTAATCAGCATCAAATAAACTGCCACCGATATATACGTTGTGTAATTCGTGAAGCATGCTTTCAGGCGCGGGAATAGTGATATTGAGCGATTTATACGTACCAAGCGGATAATGCGCCCCAGCATCGGCGCAAATCGTTTCCCAGCTATCGTGCGTCTCGTTAATGTCAATGATATAGTCGCCACGGACGGGGTAACAATCCAAGTTTCTAGTGACAACCGTAGGCGCGGGATTCCACCCTTTGAAGTAAAGACCATTAAGAACCGTACCGTCTAACAGGGTACAATGTGCCGTACCGTACTGCGGTACATTGGCATCCGTCTGTATTAAATCGCCGTTATCATCGTAAAACCTTACTGTATACGGTCCTCCCGTGGACGGTATAGCCTTGTTAATCAGCATATAAGCAGAATGTACTACCATAACTCACCTCACGTTAAAGATACTATTCCATTCGATACAGTTATTTCCTTTTGTGGCGCTATATATTTAAGCCAATCATTATTTTCTTTATAGTAAATATCCTCAATATGCGGCGTGCCTAAATTGTCAGATTCACCTAAACACACAATATTACGCAATCCAGTATATCCGGGGCTATTGCTGCAAGAAAATCTGAAATACTCAAAATAAGTATTTGTTGAAATAGTAGTAGTTATAAGACCGTTTCGCTCACAATATGAACTACATATATAAAGGCTAGTCCAATTTGTACCATCATTTGACCCTTGAAACGTGACATTCAGAGCTTGCAAATAGCCGCCAACAACATCAAAGTTATTGCAAAAGCTCAAAGTTTTAGGCTTGTATTTGACACCAGACGTGAAATGATATACGAGATTAGCCGCACCTTGCCCTGATTTACCCCATCCGTGATTAGTTCCGAACCCGTCAAACGCATAATAATCATTGTAAATAGCGGAGTCTGTAGATATCTCATAACCATCACCACTATTCGCTAGCGGCGTTCCAAACATATCTTCTTCTCCTGGCGATACAGTTTTTAAATACAAATCACAATCAGTCGATACAGAAGGGTCTAAATGACCGCTATCAATCTTTGAACCGAAGTCCGATGAACTTAATTGAGCATCCCCGTTCGCATCGACTACGGAAACACCATCCACAAGCACATCCTTTACGTTGCCAACACTAGCTTGCTGATAAATCGTAGCAGACACACCGTCAATCGTGATAGTGCCTATAGGCGTGCCGCTTGACAATATCTGTGTAAAACTTACTTCCGTAGCGTGGTCAAATAAGTACGCCAACGCTCTATCAGCACCAGAATATCCCTTTACCATAATCCCTCCTAATAGAGCGTAGCGCCCTGTACTTGCATCTGAACCCAAAAGTTATGCTGTCCTGTGTCGATATCACCAAGGATAGCGTTAATCATAATCAGCTTATAACCGTCTCTCAAATAGTAGACCGCAGTATCTATCACTTCATTGTCGTATAGGTATTTGATCGTCAGCACTGCATCCTGAAAGTTATTGTTCTTTTCGTTCGTGTGGACGTTAAAGCCTAACTCTGCATAGAACGTAGCAGTATTACCTTCGCTGTCGCTTTCAAAATGGAACTGCAACACGTTTACCAGCGTACCGCCAGCGTCAATATCGGTGATCTCGTCAAGTCTGATACCAAACGGCAGAATGTAGTTAGCCATTACTGAACCTGATATTCTCTGTATCTCGGAATTGATAACGGCTACTTGATTTTGTAGCTGTGTGATCTGCGTGGCATTGTTCTGAACCGCACGTTCAATCTGTGTAGCGGCTTTCTTCTCTGCTAACTCATAGTTGCCACCCGCCGATTCCATACTCGATTTAGAGAACAAAGTAACGTCTATCTTTGTCAGGATAGCCATTATACTACCCGTCCAATGTTCATTTACGTCACTAATCATACTGACACTATCGCCAATATCCAGCGCCGCATCCGTAGGCATTGAGAACGTACACGGGGCATATTTCACCAACGCAAGGTTCGATATTACCGCCGCCGCCATAGCGCCCCTTGTTGCTACATCTTCCGCATTCAGTAACGGATTAGAACCGATAGACATTGTAAGCGGTTGTCCGTCATACGTTCCACTTGCCGTATAGACTTCTTCCGTTCCGTCTGCATTCGTTAAAGCTATCAGGGTATATCGACCAAGGTAATCAATGTAGGACGAATCATACCTGTTTGCATCCCCCAGCGTCCTTACAGACGTGGTTGAATACGCTTTAAGGTATAAATACCCATCACGACCGATAATCGCGTTACAAGCCAAGCAAGCACACAAATAACCGATCATATCTCGGTAGGTGTCCTGTGTGGTCATAACAGACACTTTAAACAAGTGCGTGCCGTTCGTCAGCGCTTCAATATCAGCCTGTGTAGAGCCTAACGTAACGCCGCAAGCAGTACAACACCAATCCAAGATGTCGTATGCGGTCATGTCGTTCGGTACTTCCGCAATCGCTTTGTTGAACAACTGCATATTGTCATAAGCAGTAAGTGTTACGGTCTGATAAGTGAACTCTGCATCCGTGATCGTGAATGTTCCACATGGAACGTCCTCATAGGTCGATGATGTAAGCCACAAGCGGAAATACAGGGTAATCACGCCATTGTAGAACGTGTATCTACTATAGGTTTCTTCACCACCGCGCAATGCTAACGTAATCTGGGAAGAGAACGCAGTACCGATTTCCAACGTATCTCCCGTGGCATACTGCATCGTCCATTTCGACTTGCCTTGATCGAGATTGTCCTTATCAAACGTCAGCGCCGTTTCTGAACCGACTAAAGCAATAGAACCGTACCATTCACTTGTTACGGTTCTTCTTGCTATCACTGTCTTATAGTCATTTGATACAGGGTACATAGTCCCTCCTATAACTCAATTACGTTGATCGAAAAGTTGGTATAAACGCCGCCCTCGTCCTCATGTAGTACGGATGAATACGCCTCATAAGAGCATTCACCACAGTACCCGTTAAACGACTTCGCGCCGTTATCCCAATAGGTGAATGAGAACTCTTTGCCTTGCATCAATGCCAACATTTCGTCCTTTTCATCACCAGATATAGCGGAATAAACAAGGTTTACCTTCCTTACGTCAGGTCTTACCCAGTTAATGTGCATTACGCCATCTTCTGTACGTCCTGAATCAGAACTAGCGACATTCGTATGCTCTATCTTTACGTTCGGCGCTGGGATATAAATGTGGCTACTGCCTACCATCCAATGACCAGCGGTATCTTTCTTTGCTATTGCCATATATACCTCCAAAAGAAAAGAGCCGATTTCTCGGCTCTTATACTCTCATAGGCGAAGCGCCCGTTCGCATAATGTAGTTGTTATTTTCCTTCACCATAGCGGTAAAGAAGTTCGCCGCATCACCATTCAGTACGACCGTGACATTCTGACTATTATTTGCTAATGCCCTAGCCATTCCGTTTGCTATTGCCTGTTCCATCTGGTCGGTGTTCATTACGCCTGTTCTGTTACCCATATTTGCTACGACTTCCGCGCCACGCTCATTCGCTATGAACAAGCTACCGTCATTCGGAATAGAACCGCCTGTTGCAAATTTCGGTATCTTCAAACCAAGTTGCGTTTCAGGAATAGTGCCGCCGCCGAACGGAAGGTGTACTTCCGGGATGGTGATTTTAATGTTACTGTTCAAGAAGTCTGCAAAGCTGTTCCACATATCCTTGAACGTCTGTATGATGATCTCAAACGATTTCTCAAATGCTTCAATTATGAATGAGAAAAATCCCATCCAGTTTTCAACGCTAAAGAACGGTTTTAAGTTATCATCCACCCATTTACCGATAGCGGTATTGTTCCACCAATCCATCAACTGATCCCACATCTGCCCCATAGCATCGTAAATAGCCCAAAACAGGTCAAGCCATGTGTCAAATGAGAACCACGGTACAATGTCGTTATTCCACCAATTACTTATGCCTTTACCGATATCGTCAAACAGGAATTGCCACCATCTGATACAATCGTAAACGAAATCGCTCATTCCACTTCCGATACGATCAAACAGATCGCTCCACCAATACTTCACATCACCGATAAGGTTATTAAAGCCGTTTCCTAAATCTGTAAAGCACTGTTTCCAAAAATCGGATGCTTCTGCCCACGGACGGAACAATGCTTCGCCTACATCTTCTAATACCTTTTTCAAGCCACCAGCATCTTTTATCGCATCTTTCAACAGTTTTACTGCTTCAATAAGCGGTGTTACAATTCCGAAACAAATATTAGCCAATGTAGCGATAACAGGATGATTAGCGAAGTCTGTAAGCATCAATACCGCGCCGTCAATAGCAGACTCGATATCTCCGAACACCGTCTTAAAGAAACCGTCCTCACCGAACCAACTAAATTCACGATACCAACTATCATCGTCAGTAAACAGACGACCGAGCAGTTTACCTATTTCAAAACCACCAATAGCCGCCACGACACCGCCGATAAACATAGTACCAACGGCAAATCCCATCTCTGCAACAGTACCAGCGCCGAAGATATACGAAAGGTCGATTGTCATTAAACTACCAGCAGTGGTTAATCCTTTGGTAATCAATGCGCCTAACCCGATCTTCGCTATCGCTTTTGCAAACAGACTTCCTAAAGCCGTGGTCAGTGCCTTTAACGCCGCACCGCTGAATACCCACTTCGCTACGTTTGCTACGGTGATAACGCCGATAACAAACGCTACATTATCGAGTTGCACGGTATCAAAGAAGTCGTTAAAGCCTGACATTACATCCTTCCAGTTGATGCCACCTTCGCCGTTTTCATCACCCGAGAATGCCGTTTTCAATGTTTTCTGAATACCGTCTATCCAAGTATTGATCGTCTCACCCAACAGGGTAAAATCAAATCCTTCCTCGGGATCAAAGAAACCATTTACGAAATCAGAAATAGCCTGTCCGATATTCTCCCATTCGATACCGTCACCGATGGTATAGATCGCTTCTAATGCAACATTCAATCCCGTTGCAATGGTAGTTGCTAAATCGTCAAACTTCGTGGTTTCAAAGAAACCGTTTATCATTTCATAGAAGTCTGTGGCAAATCCCTGTGCCGCACTCTCGATAACATCCCAATCAAGGTTCTCGGTAAAGCCGTTTACCATCGTACCAAGGTCGATACCTAACTGCTTTCCTTCGAACTCCTGAAAGAACGCATCCAGCGCATTTGCAATGGTATTGATACTGTCAGCAATGAATTTTCCTTTTTCGTAGAACAATTCCGAATCGGACAGATAGCCGTTCAGCAGTTCCGCTAATCCCGTGCCGAATGCCCGTGCTTCTTCATAGATTGCATCCCAATCAATGCTCTGCAACCATTCTTTCTCGACTTCCCCGGCACGCTTGCCTAACTTGAATAACGTATCGTAGATACTATCAAATCCACTTTCGGTCTTTTCAAGGGTGATCTTGCTCTGCTGTAAGCCGTTTGCTAAAGCACCTAACGCTTCATCATCCCCGCTACCGTCTTTATCTTTGTTATCCGGGAGAAGGTTCAGTTCATCAATTCCCAACAGGAAATTCTTAAACTTCTTCGCTTCTTTCGCCGCATCATCATACCCATCACTGATATCTTCTAATCCGTCCGATACATCATCCAATACACCCGCATCCTGTACTTCCAATTTCCATCCGAAGATCGTACCGAGTGCGTTAAACGTCTCTTCCGCGATATGAAGGATATCACTCATTGCCGTGTTGAAATTCTGTACTAACGGCTTGAATGTATAAATACCAATCTGCCCCAAGATAATCTGTAAGCGTTTCAGATTTTCCTGTGCTACTTTCAGGGTATTAGCCCACGTATCACTCGTCCTAGCGAAGTCGCCCTGTGCGGCGGTCGTATGCGCCATTACATACTGATAACGCAACATAGCTTTTTCAGCTAATGTCATGCTCTTGATATCAGCGTTCAGACCGTTACTAAGGGCGAAGGCTTTGAGGCTGGCGACAGAAAGATCTACGCCGAAGCGCCGCATCGGTTTAATCTGCCCTGTGAAGATACTCTCTAAATCTTCCGCTACATCTTCATACGGCAAGTTATAGAACGATGCCATATCACCCGCTAACTGTGTCAGATTGATAGACATATCGGAAATGCTTTCCGTAGCACGCCCGTAGTCTTTCGCTACGGTCTGTACAAATTCATTCGTGCCTTTCAGCATCTTGTCGCTGATATCCATGTTAGATGCCATTGCCTGAAACTTCGAACCAATCTGTTTAGCGGTCAATTCTGACATACCAACGGTTTCTACGGAAGTCTTTGCAAAATCTTCCATATCGTCTTTCATTTGACCGAAAACGTGATCTACTATGTTCTGTGTCTCGGTCAAGTCGGATGCAAGTTTAATGTTGCTCCCGGCAATACGGAACACACGCATTAACATCCAATAGGACGCATACAGTTTACCGATAGCACTTGCCAAACTGAATGTGGTTTTCTGCGTTTTCTTCGCCTGTACGCTGAACAGATTAAGACCGCTAATGGCAGACCGTGTAGCGGGCGCTACGGACTTCGCATTCTTTGTAAGGTTCGCCATTGCGTTAGCCATATCAATAATACTCTGCTTAACGCTGGGTGCTTTGGAAAGCGTCTCGATCATCTTACGGAATGCCGCCGCCAACTGCGGTATAACCACAATAGCTTCGGATGCCGACTTACGACCGAATACAGAAATAGCTTTCCCAAGGTCAGCAAGTCCCGCAATCTGCGGAATAGTACCAACGGACTTCAAAGCATTAAGACCGTTTGCAACGCCCGTTAAAGAAGTGGATGCCTTTACGATATTACCCGAACCCAACGCCCTCAAACCAGCCGCAAGTTCTCCGAGTTCAACACTGATATTCGGGATAGGGATATTCAACGCCTGAATGCCGTTAGCGATATCTCTCAACGCATTACCAGCCGCCGCACCTTGCTTGCCACCAAGCTTGCTTACTGCGTCACGAAGGGCGTTCATGTTCGAAATGGTAGAAACATGCGGCATTGCAGTTTTAAGGCTCTTCATACCGCTAATAACGCCGTCAAAAGAGCCTTTACCTACCCTTGAAAGCCTAGCCGCCGCATCTGCGAGTGATTGTAACGGTTTAGAGTTAATGGCATTCAGAGACGTAGAAATAGCGTCCATAGAACTGACAAACGTATCAATACCGCCGATATTGAACGCACCGTTCAATTTACCAAGCGTAACAATCAGTTTATCAATGGATTTCGTTGCTTGGTCTGTTGATGCCGTTATACGCAAATTTAAGGAATCGAGATCCATAGTTTCACCTCATACAAAAAAAACGGCTGGTGTTAGCCAGCCGTCTGTTTTGATAGTTCAAAATTCGTTTTCATTGTTTCAAGAGCCGCCACAAACGCCTCCCTTTGTTTCTGTAATGATGCTTCGCTATTCTCGTAAAGGATAGGTTTCTTTCGATACTCGCTAGGCTTTTGACCTTTTGCCCGGAAAGCATTTGATACCGCAATCGCTACCGCTTCATACGTGTATAGTCCTTCAAAGTAGGATATTTCATCAATCATTTTTCGCTTGATCTTATATCCTTCATCGTAGAACTTTAGTTTCAGTAGCGTTGAATGCTTTATTTCATCAAGTGACAAGCCTAACGCTATGTAATGCGGGTAAACGTCCTGTTCAATCAGTTCTCGCCAGCGCTTGCTTTCTCGCTTTCCTTCTTCTTGCTCGCCCCATCCACTTTCGGTGTCAGGAACTTCGCAAGTCCCGTCAGGTCGAAAAAATGATCTTCACCCATACATTCAAGCATCATGTTCATGATATCGTAAAAGTTTCCATTACTTTCACGGATGTATTCTCTTACCAAATCGGTTGCATCATCCATCGAACGTACACTGTTATCACCTCTACGTCCGTGGTGTTCCAACAATCCAGCATAGAACAGTGTAACCGCCGTATGCGGGATATTCGATGCAGATTCAATCGTTTTGCGAATAGCAGACTTAAAGGTATCTGCCGCCTTTTCGTCAGCAACGTCAGTTACGCTCTGTGCTTCGCCCTGTGCCTCGCCAAAAGCAAGGATCATATTCATTGTTGCTTCTGTACATTCGTTATACAACGATGCCTCGATAGAAAACTCTACCGTATATTCTTTTCCGTTGATCGCCAATCTTCTCATATTTTAATTCCCTTCCGATTGATTATGAAAAGGGAATCCCCCCGAAGGGGGATATCCACAATTCAACTTGTTAAGATGCTGTTACTGTTACCGTACAAGAAGCAGTAAAGCCGCCACGCTCTGTGGTTGCCGTAATTACTGCCGTTCCAGCCGCTACACCAGTTACTACGCCAAGTGCGCTTACCGTTGCAACGCTGGTATCACTGCTAGTCCAAGTCACGTCATCATACGTGGTATTGGAAGGAGTAACGGTTGCCGTTAAGGTTTCCGTTGCCTCCTTTACGATGCTAGTAGTGGATTTGTTCAGGGAAATCCCCGTCACCGCAACCGGGTTTACGAGAAAGCCACTTTCGTGTCCATTCCCTTATAATCTACGATCGTAAGAGAGAACTCTACGGTCAGCAGTTCGTTCTGATTCATTTCCGGCATCGGGATATCCTGTGGCGGCTGTGCAATGAAGAAGAACGATTCAGTAAAGCCCGGAATAATTACCTGAAACCACATCTGGCAACTATTTGTCAGCGCCTTGTATGTAGAAATCAGAGTAGCCCACTCGGACTTTGTGTCCGGGGTCATGTTGACCGTGACGGAAACATTACCCGGGGTATCGGCGCGTCCAGCAATGGTCTGCGTTACAAAGTCAGTTAAAGCCGAACTGTCGATGGTCTGATTCTCCAAAGAAATACCACCGATAGAATTGATACGGCTTAACTCGGTGAAGGTTGCTGGTTTCGTTCCCGCAGTTGATTCTGTGCCATACGTTGTGTTATCGGTAGGCTTTTTATCCTACCTTCTATACCATTACGATATAGACCAGCATATCTTTTTATCACACTTCTCTGCGAAGTGTACCATCCGATAGCGGAGCCTCGTGGGAAGATTATATTCTTATGTATCTCAACATAAGGTTCACTTCCTATGCGTTGCCGTTGACTATGCTTTTAACATAGCCTTCACATTCTGATTGCGGTTGCAAACCGTTTTCCAGCTTAATTCTCCACTAATCATCCATACCTACATGATGGTTTCAGTATGGACGGCATACTAATAACTACGCATTTATCACGTTATTAGAATTTACCAAAGGTTACGCCAAGTGTACTTACACCACTTAATGCCATTTGTTTGTACCTCCTTTAAGGTTTTACAAGGTGTCAGCGTTCCCGATCATTCTACGGAAACGCGCTACACCAAATGCTATCTTGTTGTCTGTCTGAATAGACGGGAAAGCCGTACAGTTGAACCGCATACGTTTCATTTCAATGATCGCCGCGCTCATAAGCCGTCTGCATTCTTCTTCCGTCTCATTCGTCCATATCTGTATCTCGATTGTTTCTATCACTGCGTTTATGGATTGATTGTTAAGGTCGTTGCCCGCCTCTACAGGCGTTAATTCGTGGATATACAGTGTAGGAAATGCCGTTACCTGATTTTGGTTAGCAGACGTACAGACAAGGTTCGGAAAAGGAGCATCCGTTCTTTGCGCCAACATATAGTCCAGTTGGGTTAGAACTGATTCTTCGATATTGGAAAACCAATCTTCATTCATCCTTTGAATACCTCTCTTGCCGTACTCTCTATTTCCATCATCATTGCTACCATTGCCGTATGCATCGGATAGGTCGGTTTCTCGCCCTTGCTATGGTGTTTAACACCCGCAACGTCATACCAATACCAACCATCGGGATCAAATGCGTGTCCGTAGCTGTTAGGCATCGTTCCTTGCCCTACACCCGGTACGTTGAAATTCTGCAATGTCGCAAGCCAGCCCGAACCAAATTCAGCCAAGAGCAACGGTGAAACTTCATACGACCTTTTCTGTGTCAAGTTCTTATCCGTATACCACTCTTTTATCAGCTTTATTCCATCGGTTGCTATAAGCAGACCTTCCGCACCGTTATCCGTTCCGTGTACTTCTTTCGTGAACAGGATATATGCCCCATATTGACCAGCATTCGCTTTCGCCGTCTGAATACCCTTATCAGCCAAAAGATAAATTAACCGTTCCGCTTTCTTGTTAAGGCTATATTTCTCGGTTTCTAACTGCCGTATAACCTTTTGGATATCTCCTGATCTATTTAGGGACAAATATAATCGCTTGCTCATTCGGATGTTTTCTGAACCTCTTCCATTACAACCCTTGTGAAGTATTGCCCTGTCTTATCAACACCCATTACACGATAATCAGCCGTTGCCTCGTCTACCGTCCCGTCAGACTTTCGCCCAATCTCGCTATCTTTCCAAATAAGCGTACCCGACACAAACGGAAACTCCCCATTGTTATAGGTCATTACCGCCGCGCCTACGTTTTGGTGTCCAAAGGCTTTCCATTCGTCCTCCCGCAATTCCCCTGTGATCGTGTTAAAGAACTCCACGGGTTCACTATAGCGGTTCTCAAACAAGCCTGTTTTCTTCGGCACGGATGTGCCGTCAGGCATTGTCTGATAGACAATCTCGCCTTGTTCATTTCTGACGTAAACAGGAACATTCTCTTCGAAATTCGAATAGAACATTCGCTCTTTTACCCTTCTTGCTGTCCTCATACGGTCACGCTTTCTGTGCTATCGGCAATACACCATACAGGAGTTCATTACGGTCAAGGTAGTGTATCGTAACACCATCCTCGTGATAGGACTTTTGCCCTTCCGCGCCGATTTGGTTATAGTCGTATCTTGCAAGTGCAAGTACCGTAGAGTAGTATTTCTGCATATCCGCTTCGATTTGCGCCTCACCATAGGAAACGGGATAACGTCTTGCCATCCGTACTTCCCTATAAGCCCCATCGACTTTCAGCTTTAGCAGTTCAGCATTGAATAAATGCGGGTCGGCTATCGTTAATTCGGTTGTCAGTTCGGCAATGATTTCTTCCTTCATGCGTTCCTTATTTCCTCACGCAATGTTTCAGCGTTCTTGTGAAAACTGTTAATGCCTTTTTCTTTTGCGATTGCACGCAACTCTTTCAGACTTTTACTATCGAGATCGTCCGTGACCTCGCTCTGCTCCTTCGGTTCTTCAACTTTCGTTTCGACCACAGGCTCTTTAACCCCGCTAGGGGTGGGAGTGTATCTTTCCCACCCGTTCGCGAGGAATGCAGATACCATAATGTCGTCCGTCAGTGCGTACAGTTCGTTGCCACGTTTGACGATCGTTACCATAGTATTCTCCTTATGCGGTTACGGTTACAACGCAAGTTGCGCTTGCATCACCGTTAGTAGCGGTGATTACGCAAGTACCCGGATCAACACCTGTTACAGTACCGCTGGAAACGGTTGCAACGTCAGCATCGCTGGTAGCCCAAGTTACGGTTGCGCCAGCATCCGGCAGACAGGTAGCGGTAATAGAACCAGTAGCGCCGTCAGCAACGGTCAGGGTGGACTTATCCAGTGCGATAGATGCGTGACGATGTACGCCGATTGCATCTGCTTTCTTGTCCAGTACGAAAGCATCGAAACGTACTCTTGCCTCGATCAGTGCGCCGCTGATACCCGGTGCATCGTAGTGAATCTTGAAATCTTCCAACTTAATCGGAGACGGCATAACCAGCGGGTTAGTGATAATGAAATCAACGCCGCCTACAAAGTAGGAAGTCGGAACCTTTACAACGGGTACGTTGTCGATCATACCAACCAGACCGTTGATAGCGATTTCGGTTGCAAGGTCGCCCTTCTTGGTGAAGTTCGGATCAAGTTTGATAAGGTTGTGGTACTTCGGTGTGCAGTAGCAGATACGACCGCCTACAGGTGCCTTATCATTGTCAAGGATTTCCTGTACTGCCAAGAACTCCTCGTATGCGTTGGAAGAGGTCACTGCCTTTACAACGGTGTGGTTTACGCCGCTTACAGAACCAGCGGTCGGAGCCTTTGCAACTGCTACAGCCAAACGATACTTGTCGATAGCCGGGATCAAAAGCTGGTCGATGTTTTCTGCCAGAGAAGCACCAGCCTCCATTGTTCCGTTGGTGTCCTGTTCGGTGGATGCGTCAATTACATAGGTAAAGGACTTATCCTGTGTAACGGTCATTTCCTGTACTGCGTTACCCAAATCATCCGGGGAACCGTAACGGTTAGAACCACCTACGGTGTAGTCGTTCAGTGTTGCAAGATCGCGGCTGAAAACCTTAACGGTCTTAACACCGAGCCAGTTGAAATTGTTGTTGATCATGCCAGCAGTAAGCGCACCCAGCTTAAATCTCTCGTCTACTTGGGTAGCATACTTTGATGCCAAATTGATTGTTCCCATACTTGTTATCCTCCTTATGGAAATTTAATGTTTTACAGAATTGAACCCTTTCAAGAAAGGATCTTCCTCCTGTTGACTACCTGTACCCGCCGCAATCTGCGGTCGGCTTGCGATAAACTCTTTCTCCCAAGCCTTTTTCTTTTCTGCATCAACCTGTGCCTGAATTTTGAAACGGGTTTCTGCATCCTGATCCACGTCAGCCGCCGCCGCCTGTTTTGCGAGTTCTACAGGATAACCAAGGGAAACGTATTTCTCCGTCATATCGCTAATGGCAAGTCTGCGTTTCATATCCGCAAACTCTTCATCACGTTTTGCCTGTGCCTCCGCTTTCTCTGCGTCAAGGATTTCCTTTTCGCTCTGCGTAGCACGGAACTTCTTCTTATAGTCAGCCGCCTCGCTGGAAGCACGATCAAGCATTCGCTTTAACCTTGCGACTTCTACTAGCAAATCCTGTGTGTCCTTCTGCTCCTCTTTGGTAGTTTCTTCCTGTTTCGGTTCTTCCTTTTGTTCGGTTTTCACCTCTTCTGTAGGTGTTTCATCACCCTCTGCAAAAAACTGCAATAACAACGGCATTTTCGTTTCTTTCTTCATTTCTTTTTTCTCCTTTGCTCTTTTTACCGTTTTTCTCTAACGTTGCTCCTTAACGTTCTTCTCCAACGGATTTTTCCGTCTTTACTGACGTATATTAAAAAAGAGCCTTTCGGCTCCTTCTTACAAAAATTCTTGGTGACATCGACAGTTGATAACTTCTCTCGGTTCACCTTCTGGGTCACACGGATAGGCAAGTAACGTACCGCCTACCCTAAACATTGCCTTGATAGGAATTGTCTGCCCGTCAGCAAGCCTATGTGTATGTCTCACTTTTCCATCCCTTTGAGACACCCACATTTTCTTTGTCTTGCCAGCTTCTATAGCCTCTTGCCATTCTTCATAGCCTAACGTCATATCGGCGTAGTTCGCCGCATCGGGTAACGCTCTTTCATCGGAAGTCCATCTCGTATAAAGCCCTTCTTCCTCGACACGTTCCCGTGTTACGTCCATAAAGTCGTCAGCCGCTTTTCTGACGAAATCCCGCATATATTCATCATATCGGGCATACTTCCTTACTACGGTTTCGAAACCGTTCTGCAACTCTACTGTCAGACGGCTCCAATCTATTTCCATAGTCGTTTCCATCGTCTTTACGGCTAACAAGATAAAAAGAAGAATGTCGCGGAAATCTCTTGCGGCATTCTTCCTATCTTCTATCTGATCTTCGGGTAGTTCCAGCGGTCGGAAGTAATCATCCAACCACTGCTCCACCTCGGCATCCGTATAGGTTATGATATTCAGTTCGTCTATATTCAACTTACTGGACATACGGACTTTGTGTTACCTCGTCACTCTCGTCTGTTGCGTTCCGTCCTTCGGTATCGTTCGGGTTCTCCGTTCCTTCTTCTACGGTTCCCTTCGGTGCATAGATGCTATCCAAGTACCGTTCCATGTACGGGCGGCTATCTTCAATCACCTGTTGCGGGTCGCTAAAGAAGTTGATCTCGCGTACCATGTGCGCGGGGTCGATACCGTGGCTTACGCCTGTTGCAAACGCATTCAGTTTCGAAGTCAGTTCGTAGTTCTTCATGCGTTTCATATTCGGAACGATATCTCTATAGGTAATCTGACGTAGCGGTGAATTTTCCGGGCATTCAGATTTTTTCAGGACAGCAAGAACAACTTTCAGTTCGTTCATTTTGCATCCTTCAACAATCTGCTGTTGCATCGAAGCAACCATTTCTGCCGCCGACCATCCACTAGCGGTGTCCATTGCTATACCTGTAGAACCGCCCGAATTATCGTTTCTCTGCGGCACGTTGCATTTCTGCAAAATCATACCGCGCTTTGATACGATATAGTTCATCACGCCCTGTGAATCAATGGGAACGGACAACGGTTCGATCTTCGGTGTCTTACCGTCCTTCGATGTGAACCCGAATATCCACTCGTTGTTCTGCGGGGTGATATACTTCTCGGAGATTGTACCGTCTGCATTCTGCACCTGTTCCGTCAAATCCAAGTCAGTAGCCAGCCAGATTGCATTCACCTTTTCGGCAACACTGTTAGATAGATTGCTTTCATTAAGGTTCAAATCCAGCATATCTTCTATTTCGTGTTCGAATACGCCTGTCTTGTCGTGGGAACGGTAATACTCTACGATATTAATAATGCCAAACGGGTTCAAATCGCCGCTTCTTACGCCCTGTATGGTCTTTTTATCACCATTGACAATCGTAGTCAGGTCGTCAATCTCAAACCTACGATCTTTCGTGATCGCGGTATAATGGTGCATACCATCTTCATCAATCCGATACGTTACGCCAACCATCGGTCTACGGTCTACGTAGTAACCCGAATAAATGATGAACGTGAACCGGGGATCAAGAACGTCATAAGAGAAGTAGCTGTCGCCGTCTACACGGTCTGTTTTAACGTCAATATAGACGAAACCAACACCACAAGGCTCTACATACCTTGCGATTTTCTGTGTCTTATTCTTGACGTTTTCAGCCTCATAGCATTCATTCAGTAATGCTATTGCTTCACCTTCCGTACTGCCGCCATCGTCCTTCATGCCACGCTGGACTAACGTAATCGGCTGTCCCCAAAAGTAGGCACGCCAAAACATAGAGATTTCATGTGCCACGTTATCTACGTTCACACAATCAATCTCTTTGCGTGTTACCTTCTCTTGTTTCCGGGGCTGAATACCGTATTCGAAATTCAGCAGATATTCAATTTCAGAGAAGTTCTTGCTATGGACGACCATTGCTTTCTGTAAAATATCACAGATATTGTTTTCGTCTATCACCGTTTCATCGGTATAGATCGTCCATCGACCTCTCGGCTTGATAGGTTCAAACATTTTATGCTCCCGCCGCTAATGCCACCGTAATATTCGTTGCACTCTCTACCGTCCAATAGGAAACGGTTCTTCCTGAAATGGTATCTTCTACGCTTGCAATACCACTTGCTTTAAACACGATCAGTTCTGCGGAAGTGGATGCGTCAATCACCTTCACTGTCGCTGTTTTCGTGTTCAGACTTGCTATCATCTGTGCTAATGTCATGGCTTTTCTCCTTTGGCATTTCATCCGTGTACTTGTTAAGGAATTTCTGTACGGCATTCCATACTCTCTTCACGGGTAATCCGCAAAGAGCCATATTCTTTAACGTGGAAACCGCTTCATATCCTAAATACAAAAGTGCGAAAAATTCCGTAGTCCCGATGGAACCACCGATATACGATCTTATCTCTTCGGGTATAAATCCGATAAGGTTAATCTTAACCAGTACGTCTACCAACTGAAATATCAGAAGGGATAAAATCATACCCGTCTTGCGGATAGCACCGTTAATACCGATTGACGTATTCAACTGGCGCTCTTTTAAGGCGCGCAGTACGCCAAAGATGGTATCAGCTACTACCCCGATAATCACTAATTTAATTGCGATATTATCCGAACAACGGATGATGAAATCCGTCCACATAGCTATCCCTCCAAAACAAAAAGAGTAGGCAAATCGCCTACTCTCTTGATTGTATTGTACTATGCGGTTTTTTCTACTTCAACTGAAAAGTGTTGCAATTTTTGAAAAAATCAATACAACACCTCATAGAACCGATTGTTGATAACTTCATCACACAGGAAGAAGTTTATGTTCCAATCCTGTTCAACGCCATAATCAGTATTGAAGTGTTGGTCAATCAGACATTCCCATGACTCTGCATCTAAATCTTCTACTACGTCTGTACCGTAGGTTATCTTTCTGCATATAGCCGTGAGATTGTCTTTATTCAAAAAAGGATGCCTACGTCCTAAATAGTCGTAGTACATCCTCATATAGTACAGTATCACTTCCGTACACAGGTCACTGTCTATATCTTCATCCAAACAAACAGACCTAATATTCTTTTCGAGTATACGTGTAGTTTTCTTTGCTTGGCGAAGAAAACCCTTATCACCTTTTAAGAAATCTTTGTTGAAATCTGTGGGGTAGTCTATGGTATTGGTCGGGCAATTCTCGCACTCTCCATCGTGTAGCATTTGCTCATTCCATTGTGCAACTTTTGCACTATGTTGTTCTTTAAGGCTTTCAAGCACATAGTAGTTGATAGTATACCATCGTGTACGGTCATACCCGAACTTGTTGAAATTCCCACATATCAGCAAGTCCATACCTTCTAGCCTTTTGAAGATGCTCTTTATCGTCCTTACACACCAAAACGGGAACTGTGCTTGCCACTGATCGTAAGTGTTATATATCCACCATCGACCGTTCCTGTAATGTTTCTCAATCACTTCTTTCTTGCTGGACTTCTTTTCTATCTCTATCCAATAATGTATCTGTTGGAGTACGATAGCTTCATTCAGCCCGATTTCCATAGCAAGTGACGGTTGAAGTACCAAAGGGTACTCGTCAATCAATAAACTACTCATATTCAATTACCTCCTACTTGGTTTTCCCTACAATACAAAAAGACAAGGAAAGTGGCGTAGGTTTCCACCGTTCGTATAGGTTTGCAAGTCCTATACTATCCTTGTCTTGATTGCCTTAATTGTACGCCAATCGCGTACAGGTGTCAATAAATGCCGTGGTCAAATGCCCCACAAGCCGGCACCGACCACGGCTATTCAGTTGTGCATGTTCGTTATGTCCCCGACATTTATGACGGGAACATCACCTTTAAACTGCCTTTAATTAACTAGATTATTATTTTACTGATTTGCCCCATCAAAAAATCTTCTGATTTTTCTGATAATAATATCACGCATCATATCAGCGTTCATTTCTCCGCTATCTGTTTCTGTCTCCCGTGATATGCGCACATTGATGTTTTTAATCTCATCAATTAACATTTCCACATCTACCATACTAAACACCACCTTACTTATTATATTCCCGACATTTATGACGGGAACATCACCTTTAAACTGCCCTTTAATTGATTAGTCTATACTTCCAATGGATAGAAACGTACTACAGCACTGGTGCCGGATGTAGAATTAACCAATAATTTCATTCCCTTTCTTACATACACAGGTACATTGATGCCATTTATTGACGATGCATTAAAATAATCGTTCCCATACCGCCCGTATATGCGTACTTCAATAGAAGAAGTGGTATTAGTAGCCAACAATACATATCCGTCATTAGTGAACTGATATTTATCAGTTGTATATGATGTAATATCTTCGTATGTAGTGAACTGGTTCGCTGTTAAACCATCCACGCTACTCTTTAGTTCGTTAATACCGCCAACCACCGTTTTTGCCGTAGTCGTCAGAGCGTTATCGGTCTTGTTCTGCTTATTGCTTTCCAGCTCATTCACCTGCTCCTGCACTGCCCCAATACTGCCACTCACGCCATTAACGCTAACGGATATATCCCCTGTGGATGCGTAGAGGGTGTTCTGCCCCTGTAAGAGCTGGAGCTGCTGAGGGGAGAGCTGGATGGTGGTAGGTGTGGCGAGTTCGTAGACAAACTGTACGTCAGCCATCATCGTTGTAAAATCAGCTAATGTGTTATCATCGTA